CTCCGGAGGACTCAAAGCCTTCCGGTGGTGTCTGCTCCTGCTCCCCGGCGCGCCAGACCGCCGTCACACCGTGTATCACGGGATTACCGTCCGTGTCCGTCAGCGGGGTTTTGTTCACCAGAATACTCTGCAGGCCTTTCACCGGGCCTTCTATCGGTCCCTCACCAATCGCATCAATCACACTCATCATCTGCGTGGATTTGAGATTGTCCTTCGCCTCGCGCGGTGTGTGCGCCTTGCCGCCACCTTTGCCCATTGTCTCACCCTTTACTGTGATAACTGTTACGCACAAAAACAACAGGCATCCCTGAGGATGCCTGTATCATCACTGAATAAAACTTCTGAATATCTTCACATTTTTACAAACTGACTGTGGTGCTAATAATTTCTCTGCGTTAATGTTTTTTGTCGTGACATAAGAATAATTCCTTACACTTAATCTTCGTAACGCTCCCTCAGTTCCGCAACTCTGCGGGATTTTTTTATTCTTTTTACCCCTGCCGCCCGATAACCACGACCTTTCCGCCCCCGCCTTCATCACGGGTGCTGATGTCCTGGGATATCCGTCGTGAACCAACCAGCATTTCCCCGTAAGGCACCGGCATCGGGTTACCCTGGGCAATCATATTGTCCAGTGACGAAAAATACGTGTTCTGTTTACCGTTATCCGTTGCGCGGTAATCCGGTGTTTTTGCCTTCGGTGCCAGCATCTGGGCCACACCACCCAGAATCATGCTGGCACCCAGTGAAAACAGCATCGTGGTGGCAGAAAAACCACCGGCACTCAGGGCTGTACCCCATAACGCCATCGAGCCTCCGGCAGTGAAGAAAGAGCCCACGATGGCTGCCGCCCCCAGCACAATCCGCAGTCCGCCCTTTCCGGCTCCGGCCAGTCGCGGCACAATATGGATGACCGCCCCCTCACCCAGAGGTTCGTGAAGACGGGCGTACACCGCCTCCGGTGCCGTGTCCTCACCGCGAATACGTATCTGGTACCAGCCTTCGTTCATCTGACGGCGGAATCCCGGCACCTGTAACGACAGCGCCCGGATGGCTTCCGCTGCCGTGTTCACGTACAGGCTGAGGCGGCGGCCAAATCGTTGTAAATCCCCGTGAAGGCAGATGCGTGCCAGTGGCGGTGACGCCAGACAGAATGCGTTCGTCGTTGCCATTTTTCGGAATACCTCTCCCGTTTACTCAGTTGTTCAGGCAGATGGTGAAGCAGTTCACCGTTGCCGCAGTAAATGGCGGCATGATTGGCCACCGATGCGCCAAAGCAGCACAGCAGGATATCGCCCGCCTGTGCAGAGGACAGGGGCACCCGGTAAAAGCCGGTGACCGCCATATTGTCCAGGTAAAGGTTCTGACCGTTGCGCCACCAGTCATCCTCACGCTCAAAATCCGGCATATCAATTCCCGCCAGATGGTAGGCATCCCGGAACAGCGTGTAACAGTCCGTCACCCCGTGCTCAAAGCGCCGTCCTGTCAGATGTGGCACACAGCGGAATTTATGAATGTCCCCCCGGCAGACCAGCCACCAGGACAGTGCACTTTTTATCTGCAGCCGCCGGTCGGCCTCGCTCAGCCAGGGCAGGCCACCGGGGTGGCTGTGGACCAGCGCCACAATCTCACCCTGCATTTTGGCCTGCAGCCAGTCCTCCGGAGCCATCCGGAAATAATCCTCCGGCTCACCGGAGATATTCACGCAGGGAAAATATCTTTCCCCCTCCGGCGTTCTCACCACGAAGCCGCACGACTCCGCTGGCGCACATCGCCGGGCGTGCGCCAATATATTGCTATAGAGCATGAGAACTCCTGATAAAAAACCCAGCCGAAGCTGGGTCATTTCGTTGGCAATCTGTTAGTAGTGATGCAGTGAAGGAGGTAATTCTTTGTTCTTAAGTCTTAGCCATGCAGAAAGATTCGTTGGTCCGTCTGGCTCATTAATATCAATATCTCGCGTGTGATTGATTAAAACGTCTCTCGCCATTCCAATAACATACGAGAACTCATGACCGTAGTCGTAGCATCTGCAGGAATAGTTCGATTGAATTTGCTTTAGCGCCGGATACAGTTCGCGGAATAATGCCTGTGAGCGGTTAGCATAATCCCATAACCATACAAGGCTGTTTGCTTCTTTTGCAGAAAGCTCGTTGGTTTTCTTCTCTTGTTTGCCAATGAACTCACCTTCAAGCGGAACGCGAGCAGCAAGTGACAGTGCTTCGGTAAACTGCTCCTCACTAATTTCTTTGTACGAACATCCAAAATGGGATTTCAGTGACGACCACATGGTGATCATCGCCTTCGCCTGTTTTTCTTTTGGCAGAGACTGACCGCGACTCATGACGAGTTGTTTAATGGCTTCCTGCTGTTCAGTGGTGATTTTCCCCAGCAATGCCTTTTTAGCTTTGCGCGGGTTAATCACATGGCCTTTAGTCCAGTACTCGTAGAGCACATCGTCACACTCTTCCTGATACTGGATTACCTTCTCGCGGATTTCAGGGCGGACTTTGTTAGGACTGATGGTTTGGAGCCAACCATTCAGTTTACGCAAAGCAAGGCAAATCATGGTCTGCATACCGCCAACTGAAGGTATTGCGATTTCCACAATACCTTTAGCAAATCTTTGTTTTAACTTTGTAAACTGTGAAGCCCAATCCATACCCATTCCCTCAACGATAGGTTTCATTGGGGTGTACGGTTCGCCGTTGTGATTGACGACATAAAGCTCTGCGCCGTGGAATGGCACGTTGATAGTAGATACCGCTGTTGCTATACTCATTTCGTTAGTTCCTTGGAAGTTACTGACATAGAAGCCCGATTTGTGTTCGCGCACTGTCGGGCTTCGCTATTTTTATGTCCTAGCATTCTTCTCTCCAATCAGTCCGTACACTTTTCTCAATTGATAAATAAGTTCCGTGTTGAACTGTCGACACTCTTTTTCTCCATTTCTTTCAATCGCCTTCCTTACATCCTCTGGGAAACGAACCTTGCGTTGATACATGTCTTTTGCTTTTTCCATCTCCACTCCTTAAATAGCCTCACTGTGGGGCAATCAAAATTGTCACACCGTGCGTCATTGAAGTCAACCCCACCGTGGGGCATAATTTACTTATTGTGAATTTTTCCTGTTTGGACTAATGGTATGAGTAGAGAAGACCCTCAACTTCGGATTAGGCTTCCTGTTGAATTAAAAAAAATAATTGAAGCGTCATCAAAACAAAATAATCGTTCTATGAATGCTGAGATTGTCACTCTGCTTGAGTTGGCGATTCGTGTTTGTCGTGATTTTGGGCCGGAGGATGGTCCTATCGTTCAGCAGTTTAAAGAACAACTAGATGCGATAAACAGAAAATATGATAAAAGCGAGCATGAAAAACTTATACCTCAACTTTTAGAAATCATAGAAAAACAGAAAAAACAAGTAGATAAACTTATTAGCATGGTTGAAAGATCAATTCCTCTTTCAGAGGAATATAAGCAGAAATATCTTGGTGATGACAACAAAAAACCCACCTGATGGTGGGCATAATCCATTACTGCGAAAGTTTGTTAATGGAAAGGAAACCGCCAAAATTAGCCACCATGCCGCGCATCTCACACCCGCGCATGCACTTGCTGCATCTGTCCTTACGGATATCGGTGGTGGGTTTATCGAACTCATCCGCCACAGCCCCGCCCGTGTAACCACACTCATCAGAGCGGTAGGTCCACATACAGGTATTCGCCAGCATAATGCGACCGGGAAACAGCGCTCCGTCCGTCTCCGTCGGTGTTGCCAGCACAAACGAGGCTGTCATGGCCGTCAGCTCTGACATCTGCTCCACCACCCAGCGGTCGCTCAGCTCCTGCTCCGGGTCCGCTTCCGGATTGCCCGCCACAAAATTCACCGCATCCAGAAAACGGGCATTTACGGTCTTCACCGATGTCAGATGGTTTATCATGAATCCGTCACCGGTCGTCCAGCCCGGGTTCGCCAGAACATACTGATATCCTGCGATTTTTTCCTGCAGGGATTTCACCCGACTGGCCTGTTCATCAATCAGCCGGTTCTGCTCTGTCAGCGCCGCCCGTGTTCGTCCTTCATTATCTGAGGCTTCAGGCAGAGACATTGACGGCGTTTTATGCGCGATTTCATCTATCGTCAGTGCATACTGGCGCGCAGACTCCCTGGCCTGCTCCTGATTCTGGTACAGCGTGTACCATGCTGCAGCCCCCAGCATCACCAGTCCGGGTACGCCACCAACCAGCCCCAGCGCACCGCTCATCAGACGTGAGCCCACCGCCGTTGTACTGTTCAGCGCATTCTGGGCGGCGCTTCTGGCAGCAATATTTCTGTTCAGGCGTTCCTGTGTGGCCGCCAGACGGGCCTCTGCAGCAATCTGCATCTCCGTCCCGCGGGCTGCCGCCACGGCCTGCTGAGCACGGTACACGGCTGCCCTTGCCCGCGCCGTGGCAATCTGCGTTCCCCTGAACTGTGCTTCCGCCAGTGCAACTTCATTACGTGCAGCCGTCACAAGTCCTGCCGTGGCAGACATCGCTCCGGAGGCCATATTGCCAAAGTACCGGGCAACCCCGACGGCAACCAGTGCCCCCACGGCTGTTGCCACATTATCAATCTGTCCGGCAACACCGTTCAGCACGCCGGAGAGCGTTTTCGTCACCCCGCTGGCCTCATTCGCACCACCCACCCAGGCCATAAAGGCGTTTTCCACCTTTGTGATCCCGTCAGAGACCGTTTCCGGCATGGCCGCGTATTCATCACGCAATACCTCCAGCTGGCTGATTAACGCAGGAACGACTTTATCCGCCGTCAGTTGACCATCGTCCGCCATCGCCTTCAGATCTTTACGGGCCACGCCCATGCCTGCAGCCAGTGCACGAATGATCCGGTCACCACTTTCATTGACCGAATTAAATTCCTCACCGCGCAACACACCCTGTGCCAGCGCCTGGCTGAACTGGGTGATCACCGAACCCGCCTCAGCCGTAAGCGTGCAGCAAGAACCGTATTGACGGGGATGTGTTATTCAGTCGGCAGTGCTACGCGCCAGGGGAGCAGTTCGCCGACCCGGTTTATCGGCCAGTCGGCTATGACGTCAAGGACATAGCGGAGGTAGCTTTCTGGCTCCACTCCGTTCAGTTTGCACGTCCCGATCAGGCTGTACAGCAGCGCTCCCCGCTCTCCTCCATGATCCGAACCGAAGAACAGGTAGTTTTTGCGGCCCAGACTGACCATCCGCAACGCATTTTCAGCGATGTTATTGTCCGCCTCAGCCCAGCCATCGTTCGCATAGTACGTCAGCGCCGGCCACTGGTTCAGGGCGTATGCGAACGCTTTCGCCAGTTCTGAGTGTCGCGACAGGGTTTTCATCTTTTCACGCAGCCAGCTTTCCAGGGATTTCAGCAGCGGTTTCGTTTTCAACTGACGTTCGGCAAGGCGCTGCTCCGCCGTCATTCCCCTTATCTCTGCCTCGATGGCGTACAGTTCGCCGATCCGTTTCAGCGCTTCCTCCGTCAGGGCTGACGGGGTGCGAACGTGCACATCGTGGATTTTACGGCGGGCGTGAGCCCAACAGGCGGCTTCCGTTATCCGGCCATCCCGGTACAGCTCG